AATATTAGAACGTGGGCGAGCTAAGAACTTCGCGGGCTCGGGAAACCCCTCTATTTTACCCTCCCAGGGGTACACACCGCCGCGCGTGTCGCAAATTGACACCGGAATCAGCCAGTTTGGAGGTTCCGGTGAGTTTTAGGAGAGAGAGGGTCACCTTTTTCAGCGCATTACCACGCGCCTTCCAGACACAGAATTAGGGGTATTTTCGGGATCCGGGATTTATTTCTCTCTCCGAGACACCGATATATCGGTACCTCAATTGGGGTCTCATTTACCTATTAGTGCCTCCAAAATTAACCCCTTGGGTTAATTTTATTCACATTTACTGCGCAGTAATTAATGATTAATTACTGTGTACGGACTTTCTAAAATTTCATGTAAACCCTCGTAGTTTAGTTTTGTGTTTTCTGTTTTTTGCTCATATGTCTTCCTTGGTTTGTTTTTTCATGCTTTGTCGCTGCGCTCCCAGATTTTCTCAAGAGGTTTCTGTTTGTGCTCATGTGTTTTTCTTTTCCTGTTCATATATTTTTTTTTATTTTTTTTCACTTTCATTTAATTCATGGTTTTCTTTTCCTTTATTTCTTTTTTTTATTTTTCTCGACTTAATCCTTTCATGCTTAAGTTTTCTTTTTTTCCTTTTTTCTTGACGATGATTGATAGTAATGTAAATATCAACCCTATGTATCTCCACTCATATTCATATGATAATTATTGAACCACGTATATGCATTATGTCCATATATCCAAATATATGGACGCTATTTAAGACGATTCATCTCATGTGTTGTTCATATTTACATGGAAATGACGATCAAGTATACTAACGAGAAGGGTATGATATTTACCATCGACGTGAAGATCAACGACGACAATTCAATTCTTGTCCGGATTGAATTGTGCTCGACAAGATCACCAGCCCTGGCGAAGAAGATCTTCATGATCCCATACGGCCATGATGGGATCATACCACCTTTCGACTTCAACAATTTGGAGGAAGGGATACATAATATTTTGAAGGTCATGTACAGGGATTGTCCTGTTGGGGATTTTCGACAAGAGGATATGGTAGAGGCTATTGATATATTGATGATGCATGAGGCCCCATTAGTTGATATACGTATAGGGGATGAATATGATGTATGTACGTGTGTGTGTGTGTGAGTGTGTAATGTATTTGACATGAATAAAGTCTTTGTTTTGGTTGTGAGCCCATTTGTTATTTGAATATATTGGCCCAGTCACGAATCTACTGGTCCAAGCCCATTTCATTTAAGGCCCAATTGCATTGACCCAGTCCACTATTCTTCACTTGGATATTGTGGGACCCACTTGGAACGCCAAAGACCCCGCTCGCCCACGGT